CATTTTTAGTTCTATCTAATGTTTCAACAACTTTAGATTTTTGTTCGTTTGTTAAATTGAATGAACGGAACAATTTGTTCACATACAATAATTTAGCATTCAAAAGGTTTACTTCGTTGATTGTACCCTTTAAAGATTTGATTACGCTGATAGCTTCACCTAATTCAGATTGAACTGTTTTTAATTCTGCTTTCAATGCATCTAATTCTTCTTCAGAATGTTCCTCTTCAGTAGCAACAGGTGCTTCTTCTGCAGGCTCATCTCCGTATCCCATTTCTCTTAGAATTTCATCTAAGTCAATTTCATCTTCTTCAGCTACTGGCTCTTCTGCTGGTGCTTCAGTTGGTTCAGCTACAGGAGCTTCCATTTCTTCTTCACCTTCAGTTGCGTATGATTCTTCATCATCAGCTGCTGCTTCTAATTCTTTGATAATTTCATCGATTTCAGAGTCAACGTCATCCATTTCCTCTTCTTCGTTCATGCCTGTCTCAGGAGTTGCTCCTGTTACATCATACTCTTCTTCTTCGCTTTCTGTGATTCCTGCTACTTTCTCAGCATTCTCATCTTCTGAACCTACTGCTGCAGAGATTTTATCTACATCTGCTGCCGCTAATTCATCTGATTCCGCTGCTGAACTGAAAGCTTTAGTTGCTGGCATTTTAGTACCATCACCACCACCGATTTCTGAAGATACATCATTCTCTTGAGTCAATTCTACTTCTTCTTCACTTTCATCGCCTTCTAATTCCTCTTGTAATTTTTTAGAAAGCATAGATTGTAATTTAGGAGTAAAAGCCTCTTCAAGAGCGATTTTTGCGTTTGCTAATGCTGTTTCACGAACCGCTTTAGCATCTGCGATTGCTTCTTTCAAAAGTTTACTATTCATTTTACTTTTTGATTGTGTTAGGCTAATGAGTGTGTGCCTAAATAAGATTACTTGATATTATGTGAGCCCATATAGAGATGGACTATTCGAATCAATTACATATAAGTATATAACAATTATAGAAAACTAAAGAAAATTAAAATTATTTTTTCTTTTTGCTTTCTCTTTTTGTAATCTTTTTCTTACGGAAGGTTTCAAAAATTCCTTCCTGTCACGCAATTCTTGCGTTATTTTTAGTTTAAAAACTTTACTTTTATATTCTTTAAGAGCCTTCTCTAAGTTACGATGGCTCTCTTCCTGTGATGAACCCTGTTTAACTTTAATTAAAATTCTTTCACCCATATTATGCTAACTCTTCTATAATTTCTCTAATTAAGTGTTGAGTTTTACACCACTCTCCACATACATCTGTTCCGTATGTTTCGTTAATTGATTGTTTCTTAGATACTGATTCATTTAGGTTTTCCATAAATGCACCCTGAGTTGATGGGTTAGATACAAAATCCCACCCAATCAATTCAAAATCTTCAGCCACCATTACTTTATTATCTCCAATGGATTGAACTGAGCCCATACCTCTACTTGAGATACCTAAACGGATTCCCGCTTTTAATAATTCTTTTAATATGTTACCAGATGGAGTTGGTAATATCTCTACGACACCTACCACATCATCTCCTTTCCAATAGCATTCTCTTATGTTATGGGATACATTCTTCAAACTAACTACAGATGATTCAGGATGGTCTAATTCTCCCAACGCTCTCTTTTCTGTAATAAGTTGTTGATATTTCTTAACTTCTCTTTCTAATATTTCTTTAGGATACACTCTACCATTTTGGTTCTGAGCATCCGCTCTTTGTAATACACCTTTAACCAAAACTACTCCGTTTTCGTCTTCGTTAATCTTTCCCTCAAATAATTTTGTTTCTATTAAAAGTGATTTCATTTTAATTATTTAGTTTAATACACCAATTGCAATATCATTAACTACTCTTTCTGGACCATTTGCATGCTTTTTATTCACAATTGCAATAAGGGTGCCAGATACTTTAATCATATACATTGGAATCATAGAAGTTGAAAAATCATATTTGATACCAGCTTTTCTTAATTCAGCACCTACATTCATAAAAGATAATGCGTTTTTAACAGCTGCTTCAATTTTATCTAAATCAGCATCGTATTTTCCTTCGTTTACTGATTCACCCAATGACTTTAATTGTTTTTGTAATGGTTTAAACTTATCTAAAAATTGGTCTAAAGTTTTGATTTTACCTGCTTCAGCATCTACTCTTAACTTTTCTATTTTTGCCAAGATGTCCGATTCTTTAGATTCGTTTACTTTTGTAATATTATACATTTTACCAGCACCACTCTTAACTAAAGTTTCACCTTCTTTACTTAATATCTTAGTCTGAGGTAATTCCTCTTCTCCTTCAGTTTTTGCACCGGCTCTAAGTTTAGATAAATCATCACCATCAACTTTTCCGTTTTTGTTTAAATCTATCTTTTGTTGTGCTGCTGATAATTCCGCTTCTGTTTTTGCACCCCCTCTTAATTTAGATAAGTCATCTCCGTCAACTTTTCCGTTTTTATTTAAATCTATTTTTTGTTGCTTAGCGGTTAACTCATCTTCTTTTAATTGAACTAATCTTTCACTTACACCTTTCCAAGTATCTTCTACTTTATTAAAAAATGCCTTCTTCTCTTCATCTGATTTGAATTCATCTGGCGAAGATACACCATGCTTCTTTAACATAGCTTTAAAGAATGATTGATAATCCTTCTCTTCTTGTAATACTTCTCCAACGATGTTTCTTAATTGCTCTCTAGTTATTTTCATAGGGATTCCTAATTTATTTTCTTAAGGTGGTTACATTTTTACCAATATTAGATAACCTTTCCTTTATTCTATAAATATGGTGATTAGTTCTTTTCCAAAAATTCTCACCTTTTAGGGAGTTTTCTTTTTTAATTTTACCATACCATTCTAAGAATTTTTCGATTTCATCAATCTTTCTACGAATTTCCCTAACACCTAACCCAATCTTTTGGTTTGGGGTCATAGTTTGGTCTAATCTTAATTTTTGAAATCTGTTTTCATTAACCGCCGAATAGCCAGTTAAACTAGCCATCTTTTTAGTGTATCCACTTTTATGTTGACCATTGTTAGAAAATGCTCTAGGAGTATCATACCCTGCTACATCACCTGTAACGGTTACTTCCTTTTTCAATTTATCCTCTTCTTCCTTTTCTATTTCAGAAAGGATTTCTCTGATACTATTTTTTAACGCTTCTAGTTGAGTTGACATTTTTAACTTCTTTTAATAATTCATATGTAAGCATTAAAACAGAAACTTGCTTTTCTTGATTTTCTTTAAGGAATTTTTCCGATTTATAAAGTTTAATCATTTCTGATATCTTAATCTTAGTTACTTTATCATTAACAGTCTTTGATTCCTTTACTAAATTACTCAATACCTTTTTAGTTTCCTCTTCAATGAATTTAGGAAAAGTAGATGTATTTGTTACGTTATTGATGAATTCTCTAAGTAATCCTTTTTGAGAATCATCCAAATTAGAATACTTCTTATTGAAGTTTTCTATTAATAATTTATAAGTTAATAATCTTAAATCTTCTGATTGTTGTTTGAATGATTCGTATAATGTATCAGCAGGTTTAGTAGCAATTCTTTTATTAGTAATATGCTCTAAAATAGTATTGTTAGAATCGATAAAATCTCTAATCTCAACCTTTCTACCTAATGTTTTAGTTTCAAATATCTTATAAACAGAAGCTAATAATTTATAATTCTGTAGGTTTGATGATAAAAATTTATCCAAATCATAGGATTCCTTTATCGTTTTGATAAGATTATACTTTTCTCTATTTAGCTTATTCTCATCTAATTTTATCCTTTCTTTAGCTACCTCTTCTAAGAATAACTTAGCATCATCAATTGAAGAATACTTTTCCTTAACGATTTGATTATATAATCTCAATTCTTTAGCCAACTCTTTGTTTGAACTAAAAAACTCCTTTATAATCTTCTCAGATACATTTTTTGTCGAATTTGATAATACCTCGTGTGTAATTTGTTTGACAAGTAGTTCAAACAAAATAGCAGTATTCTTAAACTTTGAGTGTTTAACTTTCATCAGAATTTATTGTTTTTTCTTTACTATATATGTAAATATTACTTCTATAAATATTAGGAAACTTTGGATAAGTGATTTTTACACATCTGGTAAGATATTTTTATCATCTAATAGTGAACCCGTATCATCATTTAATCCGTTTATATCCTCGCTTATAATCTTTTTACCCTCTTTTCTAGCGTTATTTGATTTAATTTTATTTCGTATCGCATCTCTTAATTTCTTATCTTTATCAGCAATACTTTTAAGTTTTTCACCTATTCTACTATGACGGGTTTCTCTTCCAAAGTTACGAGTGATATCTGCTTTACCCAACGGGTCTCTTCCGAACGCATTATCATCTGTGCCGTTATCTCCTGTCAATTGAGGTCTACCTCCCAATTTACCATTCTCTGCACTAGCATCAGTCGCCTCCTGTGTAGGTTGTTCATCGGCTGGCTCAGCCATCATTCCAGTTTCAGGTTGTTCACCTTCAGCGGGTTGTTCTCCCTCAGCAGCTTGTTCCCCACCTTCCGGTTGCTGAGGTTGTTCTTCGTATGGGTCTACTCCTTCTTGCTCAATCTTATTTAATCGGTTTAAATCAAATGTATCGTAAACTACATTTGTTCTTTCTCCATCAATTTCTTCAGTAGAAAGTTTAAATATGTTTTGATAAATCCAATCATTAGATAACATCTTCAATGCTTTCATATCAGTTGCCAATCTAACTTTCTCAGCCCATAGGTTGATTTTCTCTTGCTCATAGATTGTAGATGGGTTAGTTAATTCCAATTTGAAATCAACCGCATCCATTCCCTCAACTCCTTGTGCAATTAAATGTGCAATAGCTATCTGAGTTAATTCGGATACTACCACTCTTTGTATTCTTTCGATTGTTCTAGCGAAACGGATATCCTCCGCTGCTAATGTAGCTTTACCATTGATATCCTCTTCGTATCCTAAGAAAGCCTTTGGAACTTTAAGTGCCGCAAATAGTTTAGCTTTTAAGTAATCAATATCCTCTATCGCAGTGTATTGTAATCCTCCTAATGTATCAATTGATGTACCACTATCCCCACCTCTTACAGGCATAAAGAAATCTTCTGTGATATTCATCATATTATACTTAAGATTATAATCTCCAGTCTTTTGGTCTTGAAACGGAGTTTTCTTAATCTTATTAATAATCTTCTGCATATAGTTATCAACCTCTTGTGGAGGAATACTACCAATATCAATTTTAAATATTCTCTTTTCAGGAGCTCTCATAATACGATGTATCATCATCGCATCTTCCATCAATGTAATTTGTTTCCACAATCTTCTTGCATTTTCCAACATCGATTTACCATAAGGTAGATAGTTGGTATCTGAATATAAACGGAAGTGAGCCATCTCGAAGTTATCATACTCATGCTTACCAAATTTATCCGGGTCGACTGTGAATTTAATACCTTGCTCTTTTCTGTTAATTCTCTGTGGGTCGTTTAATCCTTCAGTTCTTGTTACATAGTAAACTGATTGAGGGTGTACGTTTATAACCCCTTCTCCTTCCGCAATCTCCAATGTGATAAAACAATCACCATATTTACAAAGGTTTCTAACCCACGGCCAAAGATTAAATTCTATGTTCATTGTATCGTAGAACAAAGATTCTAATACCTCTTTAACTTGTTGGTTTTCTGTTTTTATGGTAAGTACATCACCATATTCATTTTTTGTAGTTGATTCATCCGCATAGATATCCAATGCTGATGATAGAATTGGGTCATTATCCATTGCATCATAATCTAAAAATAATTCTCTACGAATTACCTGATATGATAATTGGGTTTGATATACATCCTGAGTGTACCCAGTTTGCAATCTATAAAATCTATCCTTTAAAGATTTAAGGTTTGTTACTTGCTGACTGTTTTCAGTATCTACGACCCTAGTCTTATTACCTTCTTTTTTAACAACTACTCCGGTAGAAAATACCTTTCGTAATCTATCAAAAAAAGAATTACTTTGTTCTGCCATTTTTTTATTTATTTTCTATAATCCTTAAAACTACACTATATATACATATATATATTAAATCTACTCTAAAAACACTATTATATAGGTAAACTTAATATAAATATTAAAATAACCATCTTACATCTTCTTTTTCCATACCTAAATCCATTTCATATGGATTTCTTTGGAAAGATTGATGATTATACACTCCAGCATCCACTCCAGTTGATGAAAAAGAGTTTAATCCTTGCTTAACTAAATCCATTCTTTCTTGCCTTAAACGTAGTGCGGTATCCCTCACCCATAACCCAATTGCCAAACACATTGTTAAATCATCATTATAACCTCTCATAGCTTCTGCTCTGTTGGTGTACCATATAAAGGTAAATAGCTCATCAATTGTTCTCATCGATTGGATTACAACCGATTTTTCTCTAAAATATTCATCTAATTTGGAAATCATAAGAGGACGAGTTTTAGCTGATGTTGTAAATCCTGCTACCTGTCTTCTATCTTCTGCTCCGTATTTGTTAGTATATTGTTTTTCTACATCAATATATTTGTAATCCGATGTTTGATAATATACATTGTTGTATCCCCTATCTATTACTTGTTGTAATGCCGCCCATCCAATGTTTGCGTTCTCCACAACTAATAGTGCATTATTGTAATCTGTTGCAACTGAAACTAAGAAATTACCAAATTCCTTTGTATCTATCTTACCTCTATATTCCGCAACCTGCACATTATTAACCACATCCATAACGTGGAAAGCGGAGTAATCCGATGCATCACCTCTGGCAACGTCGGCTACAACCATAT